ATTGCGCGTACGAGGACTGGTGGGTGGACCCCCAGTTGGTCGACATGACGAGGGCCAATGTGTTCATCAGCGATGGCCTATCATGGAATAAAATAGTATTCAACCAATGAAGAGATTAGTCATCAACGTCGCCGCCGGGAAGTGGTACCCGCTCGGACAGAAACGCATGGTCGATTCCATACGCGCGAACGGCTACGACGGCGACGTCATGCTGTGGACGAACAGGTACCCCGGCGGATGTCCGACGCACCAGGAAGTTCCTTACGCGTTCAAGGTTTACGCGTTCTTGGACGCGCTCGCGGCCGGCTACGATTCGGTGCTGTGGCTCGACTGTTCGCTCGTCGCCGTGAGGGACATCACGCCGATATTTGAAGAGATGGAAAGCACCGGTCACTACGCCGTTGTCGACAACCAGAAGGTCGGCGAGTGGCTCGGCGACGACGCCATGAGCGCCATGAGCATCGAGTCGCGTGACCCGTGGATGGAAAAGAGGTCGCTCTTGATTGGCTGCTTTGGCCTGACGGACAATCACGACGCTCGCGAGTTCCTGACCCTGTGGAAGCAGTACGCCGACGACGGGAAGTCTTTCCACGGAAAGTCAGAGAACGACGGAAGCGTGTCGAAGGACCCGAGGGTGAGGGGGACGCGCTGGGAACAGACGGCGGCGTCCGTCATATTTCACAGGCTCAACTGGTCCGGCGTGTTCCCGCCCAACGACAACATGGTCGAGGACGGGCACGAGGTGCCGAACGAGAGGACGATATTTATCTGCCGGAGGTCTTGCGCGAGATGAGGAGGATTGTCATAGTGTCGGCGGACGACAGCCACTACGGGGACTACTGGTCGCTCGTGAAACACGCGTGGATAAAATTGGGTTTCGAGCCCGTCATGGCGCACGTCAGCGACCGCGTGTCTGACTCGCAGGACGTCATAGACCTTCCGATAGTGGAAGGTGTTTCCGTCCCGCTGCAGGCGCAGGTCGCGAGGTGGTATGCGGCGAGATTCTTTCCGACTTCCATGTGCATGACGAGCGACATCGACATGATGCCGCTGTCGAAGAAATACTTCGACGACGTGTTCAAAGAGTGCAACGGCACGAACGTTGTCGTGGCCTCTTCTGACGCGTACGGCGAGGGACACCGCGCATACCCGATGTGCTACAACGTCGCGTGCGGCGACACGCTGACAAAGCTCATGGACCTCGACATGGACTGGCCAGAGTGGGTGAGGATGCTGGACGCGCTGGGGTGGGGTTGGAACACGGACGAGAGACGGTTCTACGAGATGTTGGAGGCGAAGTCGCCCGACACGGTGAGGCTGAAGCGGGGCTGGAACTCGAGGCAGCAGGCGCGCGCGAGGATAGACCGCGCAGACTGGACATACGACCTCGTCGGCGTCTCTCGTGGCGTCTATATAGATACGCACATGGTCCGGCCGTTCAAGGAGCACGAGGACGAGCTGAAAAAAATATTCAACAACATCAGGCATGATTAGCGTGGCAATGAAAGGCAGGATGGGCAACAACATGTTCCAGCTCGCGGCGGCGCTCAGTCTCGCTGCGCGGCACAACACGTTCACGACGTACGACGGCGACAGTCACCTGTCGTGCTTTGAGCTCAGCGACGCATTGCGAGTGTCGAGGGACGTCGGGAACACGCCGAACGTTTACAACGAGTACAAGTTCAACTTCAACGAGGAGTTCGCAAATCTTCCAGACGGCACGCACCTCGACGGTTACTTTCAGTCGTACAAATACCACGACTGCGAGAGGGTCAGGCGGAACTTCCTGTTCGACATCAAGGTGCTTGACAGCGTCATGTCCTCGGCGTATGGAAAATACTTCGACATCGACTACGCCTTTCTGCACGTCAGGCGCGGCGACTACGTGGGCATTCAGCACGCACACCCTATACCGCCGATAGCTTACTACGAGGAGGCCCTGAAAAAAGTCGAGTGTCCGGTGCTCGTGTTCTCCGACGACCTCGCGTGGTGCAGGAACAACTTCATCGGCGAGCGTTTCGTGTTCGTCGACCTCCCAGCGGCGGAGTGCATGCTGATGATGACGCACGCCGGGACGTGCATAATAAGTAACTCCACCTTCGCGTGGTGGGGCGCGTACTTGAACGACAGGGCGGACGACATATTCGCGCCGAAGAAGTGGTTCGGACCGACGCTGCCGTACAGGGCGAAGGACGTGGACCTCGCGACGTGCACGAGAGACCTATTCCCGCCGACATGGAAATTAATATAGACATAATAACAGGCGACAGGTTCGCGGCCATCGGCGCGCGACGTATCGACGTGAACAATATCTACGTCGACGTGTCGACGCTCGTGCACGACAACATGATCATAACGCACAACGGCGACATGCCCGTCGTCGGGCGTCATCGCGCGCAGGCGGGGCATGAGCTGGCGGCGTGGCACGGCGTGAACATGCGCGTGTTCGACGACGAGCGTTTCCGCCCGCTGCCTCTCGGCATGGAGAACGACTACGTGCCGAACGCGCTGGAAAAAAGATACGAGGTTCTGCGGCGGCCGCCGAGACACGTGAAGAATCTGTTGTACGTCAACTTCAACACCGGAACGCACGCGGACAGGAAGGGGTTATATAATTTATACGACTGGGCGCTGAGGACCGAGTGCAGGAGCGACAACCTCAAACAACACTACGAGGACGTCAGGCAGTCGCACTTCGTGCTGAGCCCGCCCGGAAACGGCGACGACTGTCACCGCACCTGGGAGACACTGTACATGGGAAAGATTCCGATAGTCAAGAACATATACCACCCGGAACTGTTCCGAGGTTTGCCGGTGTTGGTTGTCGACGAGTGGACGGACGTGACGAAGGAACTGCTCGAAGAGAAACTGGAGACGATGTCAAAGACATCGCACGACATGGACAGGCTCAGGTTCTCTTACTGGAAAAGCAAGATAGAAAACAATGAATAACAGACATAATAAGAAGACGGCGTCCCGTCGCTACATGCAGAACGTGCAGAGGGACAGGAACAGATTCTACGTGCAGGCGCAGAAGATATTCTATGCGGCGCTGATGGAACAGATGCGCCCCGTGTTCTTCAAGGTGTCCGTGCACGAGTCGTCTCACTCGCTGGAACATCTCATAAAAGACGCGCCGATGATAGCCGCGTTCAAGCTGGTATACACCGACGTCGGCAACCACTTCGCGCGAGTGCAGTTCATGTCGTTGCTCGGTATCAAGTCGATGAAGGCCATGACTGGTCCGACGACGGGCACACAGTCCATAGCTGGCGACGCGGCGGAAGCTGAGGAAGACGACTTCGCGAAATTGTGGCGCGGTCAGGTGTCCGATTTTATAGAGGGCGAGGGCGCAGAGATGGTCGCAAACATAAATGATTCCACGCGCGACATGGTGAAGACGTTCCTGTCCGACGCCATAAAGAACGGCACGCCGGGAAACCAACTCGCGGCGTCACTGCGCGACCACTGGACGGACCTGTCGAGGACGAGGGCCATGACAATATCGAGGAACGAGGTGAACAGGGCGCAGAACTTCGCGACGAATGAGGGAGCGGAGATGACGGGACTCACGCTGGTAAAGACGTGGGTGCACTCGGGCGGCGGAGACACCGACAGGCCTGACCACGCTGACGCGGACGGGCAGACGGTCGACTTCGAAGACACGTTCGACATAGGCGACGGCTACACGCCGATGTACCCGCACGACGGGTCGGGCGGGCCGGAAGACGAGATCAATTGCAACTGCGCGTTCTACAACACGCGCAAGAAATAAAAGTTATATAGAAATATGGGCAAAGCAAGACTATTCACCACCAAAAACGGCGGCAGCATCAAATCGATAGACGCCGACAAGCGTCTCGTCTGCGGTTACTACGCGAGCTTCAACACGGTTGATTCGGACGGCGACGTCTTCCAGCCTGGTTGTTTCGCGAAGACGATAGTGGAGAACAGGGCGCGCATCAAACACTTGCTGCAGCACGACATCCAACTTCCAATAGGCGTTCCGCAGACACTCGTCGAGGACGACAAGGGTCTCTACTTCGAGACGTACATCAGCGACACGACGCTCGGCAACGAGACGTTGCAGCTGTACATCGACGGCGTCTACACGGAGCACAGCGTTGGTTTCGAGACGATAAACCAGAAGGCCGACGCGGACGGGCTCTACCCGCCGATAGTGAGTCAGTACAACAGTTCCGTCGAGAGGCCGGCGAACATAATCACAGAGGTGAAGTTGTGGGAGGGCTCGACCGTAACGTGGGGAGCCAACGAGAACACGCCTTTCATGGGCGTCAAAGACGACACGTCGCTCGAACTGGTGCTGAAGCACCTGACGGCGAGGAACACGCTGAGGACAAAAACAGATGGAAATAAATCGGAAGAGGGAAAAGAGTTATATAAAGATAATAGCAGGCGGCTGGAGGATGAGCTCACGTCGCTGAAGAACCTAATATCACTTGAGCCGCGAAGCACTCAAGCCGCGAAGGAGACCGAGAAACTCATCGACGTATTAACAAAACTAAAACAACTTTTGTAATGGATAATGAAAACAAAGCTTTTGAGACAAAGGCATTCAAGCTCATCGAGGATGTGGCTGAATCTATAAAGTCTTTAAAGACAAAGGCCGACGCGGACGCATCGGCAGTAGAAGACAAGATGAAGGACATCAAGTCTGCAGTGGACCTCGTGAAAGCGACCCACGACGCACACAGCGACACGGTCAAGAACCTGGACGCAAAGTGCAAGTCAATCGAGAAGAGCATCGAGGACCTCGACATGAGGACCAAGGGTTCAAAGCACAGTCACATCGGCACAGTGAGCATGACAGAATTTTCCAGACTCCACAAGGAGATGGGCAAGGAATTCGCAGCTTGCAAGAAGACCGACGGAGCATCAGCGGTCACCATGACCATGAAGACTTCGGACTTCGCCAACTCGATGAACAGAAAAGCCAACAACATGACAGAGCCTGGAAACTTCGGCGGTTCATTCGTTATTGCGCCAGACAGACTTCCTGGATACTTCGCGCCTCCTCTGAGGCCGATTCACATACGTGAATTCATCAACCAGTCTATCACCGAATCTAACATCATAAACTACTCTCAGGAAACTGAGTGGAGCGATGGTTCTGGTTCTACAGCGCAGGGCTCTGCGGCTGGTCAGTCTGACTTCACACTGACAGCTCAACAGGTCGTGTTGCAGAAGATCAACTCTTACTTCACTATCGCAAAGGAGATGTTGGAAGATACCCCAGTGACCGAGAACTACATCAGAACTCGCGGCGTTGGAAGGTTGTTAATGTTCGAGGACGTTGCGTTGCTCACGGGCAACGGAGTTGCTCCGAACCAGTACGGTATAAATCCAGTGGCGGCTGCTTATGCAGGACTTCCGATACCTGGAACCACACCGACAAACATCAACTACTACGACGTATTGATGGAAGCTGTAACTCAGGCCAAGGTTTCTTACTACAGGCCTAATTACATCATCGTCCACCCGAACGACTACAACACCATATTGCTGTCTCGCGACACATACGGAAGGTACCAGTTCATGCAGAACATCGAAGCGCCCGGCGCTGGCGGGTTCTACATCGGCGGTGCACTCTTGGTTGAGAACACCGCGCAGGTACAGGGAACATTCACAGTAGGCGACTTTGAACAAGGCGCCACGATGTTCACCAGAGATGAGGTCGAGATAACCTTCTCTAACCAGCACGTGGACAACTTCATCAAGGGATATGTGACTGTCATGGTCGAGGAACGTATTGCCAACGCAATCTACCGTCCTTCTGCCTTCATCACGGGTAACTTTACCGCGGCTATCGTTTCGGGTTCCTAAAAGAATCAGCACGATAAAAGCTATTGGCGAGCCCGTAAAAAAGGCTCGCCTTTCTTTTTAGGGGTTATATAGATCATGAGGCTATCGATACTTATATGCTCAATTTCCGAACGGTTGGAAAAATTATTTTTTCTTGTCCAAGAAGTCGAACGTCAGGCGATGGGGAAGGACGTCGAGGTCATCTGGCTCGGCGACAACATGAGGTGGTCCGTCGGCGTCAAGAGGAACCACCTTCTGAACATGGCATCCGGCGACTACGTATGCAGTCTCGACGATGACGACTGGGTGGCCACGGACTACGTGGATTCGATACTCTCGGCGCTCGAGACGAACCCGGACGCGGTGACCTTCATAACATCTTACCACAACAACGACCTCGACGAGACGAACAAGATATACTACGAGAAGCGAAACAACAACGTGAACGACCCGGACGGCACGCGGCACAGGTGCATAAACCACATCACGCCGGTGAAACGCTCTCACGCATTGGCGGTCAAGGGCTTTCCGGACGCCACGTTCGGCGAGGACTCGAACTACGCGCTGAAGCTCTGGAACGGCGTGGACGGCAAGAGGCTGCTCAACAGCGTCGTCAACATAGACAAAGAGTTGTACTTCTACATGTTCGACCCCAAGCTCTCACGGACGGACCACCTGAATCCGAGGCACAGACCCGGGGTGATAAACTTGGGTTATATAAAGTAATGGAAAAGAAACGTTACAAGAACACACCGTACTTCATCGAGCAATACTTCACCGATGAACTGATGGCCGTCATGGCCACGAGCTGGTACATGAGGCTTGAACAGATGGAGTTCGAGAATCTCGAAGGGCTGTCGAAGAAATGTACTTGCATGGACCACTGCGACCTCGGAGGCCCTGGACCGTGCACGTGTGGAAAAATAAAGGACTAACATGGCACTCTCAGAAATTCAATTGGTAGAAGGACCAGCGGTGGAGTTATCGCTCGCCACCGTCAAGCAGTATCTTCGCGTGGCGTATTCGGAGGACGACTCCCTCATCACGATGATGATACAGCAGGCGCGGGAACAGTGTGAACAGTGGTGCAACCGCAAGTTCATCACGCAGACGTGGAACGCGTGGTACGATAAGATAGACAAGCGTTTCGAGCTGCCTTGCTGCCCGATACAAAACGTGTTGAGCTTCAACCTCGTCTACTTGCAGGAGAGCATAACGTTGCAACAGAACCAGGACTACTATCTGATGGGCAACTTCGACAAGTTCGTAATCCTGACGGCGACGACATACAACCTCCCTCCGGGATTCTCGCTCGCCGACGACCTGTGGAGATTCAACTTGAACATACAGTTCACTTGCGGCTATGGGGACTCGTACACTGATGTCCCGATGGGAATTCAGATGGCCATCATGAAGACGGTCGCCGCCAACTACGATCTGAGGGCAAACGTCCAGGGCACGAGCAGACAGGGCGTCATAGGATTCCTGGAACTACCCAACGACGCGCGCTCTCTCCTTAAACCATACAAACTCGTAACAATCTAATGGCAAACTATTCCACACCGATAACGGTATACACCAACACACCGACGAGCGACGGCTCGGGCGGAACAGTGGCGTCGTGGAACGCCGGCGTGCAGACGTGGGCGGACGTCGACGTGCTGAGTGACCAGAAAGTTTTCTACCAGGGCGAGGAGAAGAACGTCGTGTTGTACCTCTTGCAGATGAGGGCGCAGAACATCGCATACGTCCCGCCAGTGGAGAACTACTACATAACTCTGCAGACCTACGGACCCAACGGTACCATAGTCAACAGGACGTTGAAGATAATCAGCGCCGCGCAGCCGGACTTGAAGAGCTACAACCAAAAGTTTTCATGTATTGAAAGTAATTCATAATGACAAGAATAAGATTTGAACTCGACACGACGGACTTCGCCGAGAGGCTGAAGAGCTATTCCGCAAGTGTAAAGAAGGAAGTTGGCAACGCCATTGCGGACTGCGTGATGTCGATAGAGAGGGACTCGAAGCTGAATCTACAACAGGGCGGACACGTGAAGAGCGGACAGCTTATAAACAGTGTTCACTCGCTCTACAATCCGAGCGCGCTCTCAGGCGCCGCATTCGTGGACGACAT